GCTTACCGATATGGGTCCTAGCAAACGTATGCGGGATAGCACATTTGCTTGGCTAATGAGCGGCGCTGATTTCAAAGTTCCGCCAAGTGTTCTAGCCTCAATCACTAAGAATAGCACCGGCGTTATTAGCAATACTGATGCGGCAGCTATGGCAAAATGGCTTAATAGTATCTGGAAAAACGTTATGCAATGGCCGCATGCGGGCATGTCGGATAGCTATGCAGACTTTATTTTTAGTAATGATGATGCTAAAAAGGTTATGCTCTGGGCGGTAAATGCTCGGGGATATATCGATAAGGCCGCTCAAGGCTCTGGTCTGAAGAGAAGAGACGATGAATATAAAGAGTAAGGCATAAGCAATAATCTTACAAAGAAAGGTACCTTCACAGAGGTACCTTTTTCTTTATGGTTATTACCAAAGACTAGTCTGGAACTTCATCGCTAAGTCGTTGACATGTCAACCCTGAAAATACTTTTATTTAGGCATGTACAGTCTCACATGTTTAGAGTACATTAGTCTAGGATGAAAAACGATACATACGAAATAGTCAATGGTAAAAGCTTCCGAGGTGGAAGGGTAGTGGCCACTGATCACAAATTTACCGGAGAGGAACCCGACTGGGTAGAATCCAATAAATGGTCTCTGGATCGATTCGAACAGACCAGAGCCAGAGCCTTAAGGTTCTATAATTATTATCTTACTCCAGCTGAGCTTAAGCTTAGCCTGATGCAGTGGATGAAGAATTCGGGCAAGTATACTACCGCTGATATTCTGGGCATTCAGAAAGCGCCGAACTATGTACCTGACTCCACTGTGAGCAAATTGGCCAGGTGCGTACTTCGCGGAATGAGTCCACTCAGATCGGCATGTTCAGTGCTTAAGCTTACTGATCAGGACTATATTTCCTCTAACGTAAATATTGCAGTTCGAGCTGTTCGAGCCGGAGCATATGACAATGCTGACCAGAATAGCAGCATTCCTGCCCAGATTAAGCTGCTGCCACCCACTAGTCTGGCCAGTAAGATTTTCAAAAAGGTTGATCTGCTAATCATGACCAGGCTTGATACCATGCTTGATAGCTGGATTATTGCCCCTCGAACCGGCCTAGCCACGGTTAAATTGGGCGAGCTGTTAAAGGCAAATGAAATTTCCACTCCTGCCTGTGTTCACGTTAAAATCTGGATCAGTCAGGTTCAGACCGAGATGCAGGCTGCCCTGGATGGAGCTGATGCCCAATTGGCTGAGGGTTACAGGTATATGCCAAAGGCAATCCTAAAAGCCCGAGTAGATATTCTGGCAAAACTTGGCTCTGAGCTTCTGGCCTATCAGAATGAGCTTAAAGGCCAGAAAGTACCCAGGGCTCGGAAGATTAAACCGGCCGAGCAGCAGGTTAATCGAGTGCAATTTATGGCTAAGTCAGATGTCTATAAGGTTACCTCAGCGGTTCCTGTTTTAATCCCGGGCGCTAAGCAAGTTTATCTGTTCAATACTAAGTACCGAACCCTGAGCATATACTCAGCCGATGGTCCTGCCGGATTTACCATTAAAGGTACTAGGATTCAGGGCTTCAATAAGTCCGCATCCTCTACACAGTCCCTGAGAAAGCCGGCTGAGGTATTGCCAATTGTGATCAATAAGACACAGCTTCAGATTAGTAAAGCCTTATCCTCCATGGTAACCACTAAGTCCAGAACACCTAACGGCAGAATCAATAAAGATACTTTAATTCTTCGAGTCATTCAGTAATACTAATATGTCTATTCCCAGATCATCAACTATGTTTACACCCATTCTAACTAAACAATCCCTGGCCGAGCGAGTCGAACGATTAGTCCTTTATGACCGGATGAAATACTCAGAGGCTATTCTGGAGGTTTGCGCTGAGATGGATATTGATCCAGCAGATATTATCAAATTGATAATCAGCAGCCCATTATACGCTAAGATCGAGGCCGAGGCAATGCGATTTAATGTTATACCGAAAACCTCGGCTGCTTATGGTAACGTATTCTAGTAATGAAAACCTTAGTCTATGCAAATCTGGGTTCGATCTCTGGAAGATTCACTCCGCTATTCGACTTCATTTTGATAGTAAGTCAGGCTATGATGCCATAAAGTTCAACTTTAAGCTTCCTAATCTTACCTACACAAACTACGAGAAAAGACCCGATCGGTTTTATTACGAAAAACTGTTCCGGAGATATCCAGCCACAAAGGATATTACCATGTTCTTTCTGGCCAATATCCTGGAACTAAATGGTAAGACCTGGGTCGGCCATATGACCGATGAACCATTGTCTAGACTATCGGCCAGATTCGAATCATTCTCCTACAGGTTCAAGGCGGATGTGCGGCTGCTGGCGCAGGCTAGCTGTTACAGACTTGATGATTTATTACATCATTCTACGGTATTACAAAATCATCCGGAGAATAACCTCAGGGGGGCACCGTCCAGGTTGTTATATATACTTGCATATGATCGGTCAATCATGATAGAGACAGTGGCTATTATTGATCAGCTGGTTGGGTTCCTGGAATCATACAAAAAATTTATCACGCCAGCTGCCGATCCTTTAGGTCTATGGTCCGAGGAGATTTATAAGATTCGGCAGTACGGAAGCTTTCTTCCGGGTAAAATCGATTTAGCTCGGGCTAAAGATACACTAATAAAGGAGTTTACATTCTCTCCGGATTAGTGTATAATCTAAGAAGAAGAAGATAGCACCACCTACGGGGTTATTCTCAAGGAAAAGTAAAAATACATTGCATACAAAAAATACACATATGTCAGGATTCGATACCTTAAAAGCAGCTCGCCATGCATCCATCGCTAAGCTGGTTACCGCAGCAGAAAAGCTAGTCACAACAACCAAATCATACGAGGATGCTCGTTTTTGGGCACCTACTATTGATAAGTCAGGTAATGGTTATGCCATTATTCGTTTCTTGCCGGCCCCAGCCGGTGAGGATCTTCCCTGGGTTCGATTCTGGGATCATGGATTCGTCGGACCAACAGGTCGCTGGTATATTGAGAACTCTTTAACCTCAATTGGTCAGCCCGATCCCGCCTCTGCCATGAACACTGAACTCTGGAACAGCGGTCGTGAGGAGGATAAAGACACGGCCAGGGCACGTAAACGCAGACTACATTATGTCTCTAACATCTTGGTACTCTCTGATCCGGGTAAGCCCTCTAATGAGGGCAAGGTATTCCTGTATAAATACGGAAAGAAGATCTTTAACAAGTGCAATGATATTATGCAGCCGGAGTTTAAGGATGAGGAACCGGTTAATCCGTTTGACTTCTGGACCGGAGCAAACTTCAAGTTAAAGATTCGTAATTATGAAGGCTATCGTAACTATGATAAATCAGAGTTCGATAAAGGAACAGCCTTATTTGGATCTGATGATAAGCGGCTCGAGGAGATTTTCGAGAAGCTATACTCCCTGAAGGAGTTTGTGGATCCTAAAAACTACAAGTCCTATGCCGAATTAAGCGCTAAGCTTAATCAGGTTCTGGGTACGAAAGATAGCTTTACTGCAAATCAGGCTGATCAACCTGCCGGTAAAACGTCAGCACCTGCTAAGGTAGCTGAGAGTAAATCCGCCCCTGATCAAAAGGCATCGGAAGTCCCCTGGAGTAGTAATACTTCGGAGGAGGATAATGGCGGTGAGGACGAGGATGATAGTACGTTAAGCTACTTTGCTAAACTTGCTAAATCCGTCTGAGAATAATAAAAAACCAAACAACCCTAACAAATAGAAAGAATAAGTTAAATGAACAAGAAGAAAATCGTAATCGTGTTGCTGGCTCTGCTGGCTGCCGCGGCTTTGTATAAAACCCTGGCTCAGACACCATCCTCTGATAAGCTTAGCGCTACCATCTCTAGCGGTTACCAGAATAATCTGGTCGATCGTGGTCAGGTGATTGATGCTGGCGATTCGGCCTATGTAAATTCCGTAATCTCCACCCCTCTGGGTAAGGGATTTGATGGCACATTTGGTCTGAATTACTCTGGATTGAACCAGGTTAATAACAACCATTTGCAATTGACCACAGGCGTTGGTCGATCTGTTAAAGTCGGAGGCTTCACTCAGTATATTAGTCTGGATCTGACCAAGCGTATTGATAGCACCCCAGTGCTCGAGGCTTATCAGGCTGATCTGACATTCCGATTCACTGAACTGCCTGTGCCAGTGATCAACTCCTTGTTTACCCCAGTGGTTACCCTGAGTAAAACCTGGAACGGCAACAACCAGGGCATTCAGCTCGGTGGTAACAGGGTTGATCGATTCACACTGTTAAGCCGAGACTTTGTTCTGGACAGCTCGGCAGTCTACGGCACCTTTGACAACTATGACTTCGTGCATGTTGGCACTGATCTGAGCACCAAGATCTACGGTAAGGTTAATCTGCACGGTGGCATTGGTTACCTGAACGTTCTTTCTGGTCCTCAGGAAGGATCCACGACCCCAGTTCGTGTTGGCTTGTCAATGAAGTTCTAATCTAAATCTGTAAAGCACGAGAGGAGCCCTAGGGCTCCTCTCTTTTTTGTTTAATAGGCTGCTAAGGCACCGCGATTAAATGTAAATGATCGATCAGGTATATTGTTATTCTGATAAGTTACACTTGAAACGTTGTTAGTATTAGTTGAACCCTTACCACCACCGCCAGAGGCAGGAGCAGGAGCAGCAATTATGATCGGAGCACTTTGCATCTCCTTATTAGATTTACTTATCTGATTAATCTCGGCACCCGTTGAATTAGTTTCCACTGGCTTAATATTCTCGCC